CCCGTATAGGCTAGGTTTGCCACCATAACCTCTACCTGCCCAGCGCCCGCGCTGATGGTCGCCGACACTGCGGCCTTGGTCGACGATTGCAGCGCGTCGGGGTCGAGGCCCATGCTGGCCCGCGTCACGCCCGTCTTCACCTCGACCATGTTGTCGATGTACTGCAGCGCGGGCAGCGTCTGCCCCGCCACGAATGGTACAGCCAGATCTCGGATCACGTTCGGCTGCGTCACGCGGATGATGGCCCCGATCTCGTTGTTCAGCAGGTCGTCAATCTCGACCATGCCCTTGACCGCTTCCACGCGGGGGTTGTTGGTCATCTGGACGTTGTCCAAGATACCGCGGATCACTGCCGTGGCCGCGTCCTGATCTTGCTCGACGATCTCGACCAAGCTGCGCCCGAAGAATGTGTGCGGCTCTGGGTCGATGTGCCAGCTCGCAAATGGGTGGTCATCCACTGGCTCATAGGCCAGCAGGCGGTTGGTCGATCCACCCAAGATAAACTTGTGCAGCAGCGGCACGCCCGTGCCATCCACATCGATGCGCATGTACGCCTCGGTGACGGTCACCAGCCGCATCGCGGGGTCGGCGCTGTTCTCGGTCTCGTCGCGGTTGATGGTATAGCCGCGCCGCTCCTCGTCCTCTTGGTCGCGCACGTCCACTGTCTTGGCGCTGTCCAGACCCAGTACGTCATCCTCATCGATGCCCATGGCAATGATGTCCGCCGCGCGCATCTCGCTGCGGTGGCCGATGACGTAATAGTCCTGATCCGAGCGCGCGTTTCGGTCGATGAAGAAATCCTCTGGCGGGATCGTCTCGATGACCATGCGCCCGCGCGGGGTGCGGCGCAGGATGCGCAAGTCATAAAGCTGCGGCAGTGGGTCAGGCATCTGAGGCAGTTGCGCGGGGTCGATCTGCTGGCCCATAGCCGCCGCTTGCTGCGCCGCCTGCTGCGCCGCGTCGATCTGCTCTTGCATCATCCGCACGGTCTCGTCGTCAGTGCGCGCCGTCTCTGACAGCACCTGCACGTCGGGCGACTGGATGATCGCCTGATACTGCGCCTCGTCCAAATCGGCGTAATTGTACACCTTGGCCTGCTCATACTCAGACCAGTGGGCCTTAGTGAAGCCCGTGATGTTTACCAGCGCGTCGTGCGTGACATCGCGCAGGATCTGGAAGCCATTGCTCTGGCGAAACTTGGCCGCCGCATAGGTGCTGGCCTGCTCCATCGAGGCGATATCCTCAGGCCCCTGCGGGATAAACTCAACGGGGCGATCCGACGACATAAAGATGCGTTGGATGGACGGCTTCACGCCGCGCACCACGTCGCGGCACTTTGTCGCCACGACCGTGCTGCGATCTTCTTCCTCGCCGATGTCGACCTTGCCGCTGAAGTAGCGCGTCGCCTTTAGGCGGCGCTCGGAGATCTCGCTCTCGATAAAATCGACCGCGTCATCGACCGCTTGGCCCACGATGCCCTCGATCTCATCGTCGCTCAGCGGCTTGAACGGCTCGTCGCTGTCGGGCTGTTCATCCTCGGCCTCGAAGCCGACCATGACCATCGCCATCTCGTCCTCGCTGGCCAAGTCAACATCTGGGCCGTATTTTTCGCGCTTTGCCATCTTTTATGTCCTTACTGAGCCAGCAGTCCTTGAACGATCTCTTGCGATGTATCGCCGCCGTAACCTGCGCCAACAGTTGCCCCAGCACGGCGAGTGCCGCGTGTCAGGCCAACAGTAATCTGTTGCACACGCTGCTGCAATGCTGCCATTGCGCTCTCGTCGGTAATCGCGCGTCGCACCAATTCGGGATCGTCCGAGACGAGAATACGCGCAACGCGCGCCCGCTCGGCATCCGTAAGGTCGCGGGTGACGCGCGCCAAGATATTAGAGACGACGTTTACCAAAGCCCCCGCATCGCCAGATAGCGCCCCAGCCGCGTCGGCGGCTGATACGCCCATGCCGCGCCGTGCCGCCTCTGCGCCCGTATCAAACGTGGGGCTTCCGCCCAGTATATAGTCGGTCGCCTTTTGCGACATGCTGGCAGTTTCAAATTTGTTCAGCACGCTGTCGAGGGCGTCCTGCGGCAACACTGCGCGAAGCAGGATGCCTTCCTTTGTTTCGGGATTGGTGACGTTGCGGATGAGGCTCTGTCGCGCGCCTGTCGTGGCCTGTTTCTCCAGCGCGGCCATAAGGCCAGCACGATATGCCTCAATCGCTGCAGGGTTGGTTAGACGCTCAAAGTCGTAGATGTTCTGGAACACATCGCCCGCCAATGCCTGACGGCCCGCCTCAAATGCGTCATTTTGCTGGCGCACACTTGCGGCAGTGGCGCGCACGGCGCTGAGTTCTGGGATAGCCTCATCTAGGCTGACGCGCAGCCCTGCCTCAACGCCTTTCACGGCCTCGCCTGCGCCGCCCATGCCGCCCGTGTACAGAGACGACCCGCGATTTGCTATCGCGCGGCGCACCATTTCAGCTTCCTTGACTGTGGGTGGGCGGGTGAATTTTATGCTGTTATCCTTCAAAATCTCAAAGAACGGCGTCTGCCCCGTGTCAGCGCGCAGCGCGATAGAAATTTCATCTGCGGCGGATGGTACGCGGCGCAGGGCTTCGCCGAGAGCTTGCGTGACCTGTACGGACGCTGGCATATCGTCAAAGGCGCTGTACGCGGCTTTTTCCGCCGTGCGCGCGATATCTTGGCTGCGGCGCTGGGCCTGTACCGCGCTGGGCGCGCCCACATCAGACAGGTATTTTCGCACCTCGTCCATTGCCACCGCGCGCGTTTGTGCGGGGCGGGGCGTAAGGGCCTGCGTCAGGATGGTAGAGGCTTGACCGCCGCTTGCGCGATAGGCCCGTACCGCTGCCTTTATTGACTCGTTCTCGGCCAAGATGCGGCCATTTAGGATATCATCTGCAATCTGGTCGGCATTTTTCCCTGTCTGGGCCACCAACCGCTGGATCTCATTCTCTACCACAGTCGAGCCGCGTTTCCCAATTACGCGGCGCGCGGCGTCTGTCAGAGCATTGAGCGCCCCGCCTGCGGCACGCATTGCGCCGCCCGCCACTGCGCCGCCAACTGCGCCGCCAACTGCGCCCAGTGGTACACGCGCTGCGCGCTCCCTAAATCCGCCCTCGCCCGTGTTAAACGCGTAGGCCCCGCCCTCAAGTGCGGCCATGCCTGCCAAACGTACCAGCGTAGGCGCGACTGCCGCCGTCGACGTGCCGCCCGTAAACGGGGCAAGCATTATGCTGCCCACGGCAGGCAGGGCCGCACCGCCAGCCTCATATGCAAGAGCCTCTAGTGGGTACGCCTCTTGATAGCTCTTAAGACTGCCGCGAATTTCATCTAGCAGCTCTTGGTACGATCTGTTGCTAGTCAGGCTGCGCGCGCCCGCTTCGGCCTCGTCGGCCAGCCCCAGCGTCAACCCCTGCGCTGCAGTACGCGCCCGCTCTCGCGGGGCCGCGGCCTTTGTCGCTGCCGCCTTTGCTCGACGTTCCCGTGCTGCCTGTAGGGCCTTTCGTTGCGCCTCTGTCATCTCGACCATATCAATTTACCTCCATGAAGGCGCGACGCTCATCCTGCGTCATGGCATCCCAATCTTCTTGCAGTACGCCCCGCTCTGCCGCGCTTGGCGGTACGACGGCGGGGATCACGGGCCGTGCGGCTGGGATGTCACCGCCATACAAGAATTGACGCGGTATACCCACCTGATCTGCCAGTGAGCCGTACGTCTCCAGCTTTTTCTGCGCTTCGGCTGCGCGCTCGGAATAGATCGCGGTGGCCAGATCGGCAATTTGCTGCCGCACTTCTGGCGTGAGCGCGCCCTCGCCCGTGACCGCATTTTTCAATGCCTGCCCCAAGGCTGGGATGCGCGCGCCCGCATTCTGTACTGCGGTAACCTCGCCCTCGCGCGCCACAGATGTGGGGTCTAGGATCTTAGCGAAGGCCACGGCCAGCGCATAATCGCTCGTGCCGCTGGGGTTAGAGTAGAATGTGGTGATGTTGTTATACCCTTGCTTTACTACCTCGAATGTCGCCAAATCCGTGCGTACATCGTCGCGCAGCGTGTTTAGGT